CGGTGGGCGAATAACCTTTTACATCATGAAAGAAGGGCACTCTTTCTACATAGAGATCTTTTGTACTCCCTCCAGTTAATTAAGAATTAACTAACTTGGAGAAATAACTTAACGACTCATCATCTTCATCTGATGAGGTTTCTGCTGCTACGACTTCTTTTACTGGTTCGGATGCTGTTGCTTGTTCAGCATAGTATCCACGACCTTCATCTTCAGTCTCTAGTTCAGCATCAGGAATCGGTGCTCTGACTGGCTTCTTAAGTCCAAGTACAGAATCTAAACGCTCCTTCAACTTCTCATATGATTTGAAGTTGTTTGCATCTGTGAACTCATTAAGATTATAGAGAGAATTATAAATTGTCTCTAACTTTGCATCATCATCAAAGAGTGCTTCTGCATCACCAAACTCTGACTTGTCATAGTTCTGATAACCTTCGACTCTACGAATCTTTAACTTGAAGTTAGCACCAGCCCAGAAATCAAATGGATTGATTGGAGTTTCATCTACAAACTCAGGCTTCATTGATTCCATAATCTTGTCAAAGATCTTCTTACCATATTTGTATAAGAATACTTTGCCTTCGTTCTGAGGATTTGTAGGATCACTTACAACATAGATGTTGCTGTAGTATGATAATCTTCTTTTTTGCTTACGAGCAATTTCTTTGTTTGCATCTGAACCAGAATTCCATAGTTCTGAATTATGTTCGGATACTGGATCTTTTTGTCCAAGTGTGGTAAGAGAGTTCTCTATGTACCAACCACCAGTTCCTTGAAATGCATGAGTATAGACTCTTGACCAAGGAAGATCACAACCTTCGGGTTCTGGAAGAAAACGAATGATTGCATAACCATTACCAGATTTGTCTACGACTGGCTTCCAGATACGCTCATCTACGTTACTGTTACCTTTGTCGTTGATCTTTTCGACCTGTCTAATTAACTTCTCTGTAAGAGAACCAGATCTGGATTTCTTTTTTAAATTTGCGAATGACATGCGGATAAATTTGGATATTTGTTTTGTTGTATTAAAGAGGGAGGTTGGATTCCTGTGTACCAACAAAAGATGGGCATTACTACAGAGTAAATACATCTTTGCCTGAGACCCGACTGGTAAGTCGATTCTGACTCGCATCAGCAGCACCACCTGTGTCTCATCACCTTAACCAGCGATTGCCAGTAAGTTTATTCAGTCACTCCCAACGTTGCGTCCAACGTTCCTATTATAATACCTTACTATTTATATGTCAACCCCTTCGTCAAGATCTTTTTCTACCTTCTTTATTGTATCATCCAATTGCTGAAAAAACTTGTCCATACCTGTCATTTCCTTAAATCCAAACATCTGTGCTGTATCTAGAATGTGTTCTTTTACTTGCACAGCCTCTGGATCATCTGATAATGAAACACGGAAGAAGAATATTTTTTGTTTCTCTAGAAATAACTTTAACTTTCTCACATAATCTTTCTTTTCATCATCACTAAGTAATCTAGGATTTGCCATAGTATGTGCTAGATCATCTTGTATCTCAGCAAGTTCTGCAAGTGCTGCTCTGACCTGTGCTGATTTAAAAAATTCAGTCATCAATTCTTCCTCTGTACTTTTTCAATTAAATGTTTTTTATATTGTACCATATCAATATTTAGAAATGGTGAATACTTCTTTATTTTTAAACTGACGGATTCCCACACTGGGTCAATCAATTTATTATCGTGTTCTTTGACATAAGAAAAGATATTTTCATAGATAATCATCTCTTCAATTGATAGATTACTTGAAAGATATTCCTTGAGTATTGGTGAGTGACCTTTCTTACATGAGAACAAATCTTCAATACCATATTCATCTATAATTCTATCTGCATTCGTCTTGAATGTTTCAAATAAATTATCTAACTGTTCTACCCACTCTGAATATTTCTTATCTCCACTATCAATAATCAAACCAATCCATACACCTTGGGGATCAAAGGTCTGAGTAAAGTTTGCAAGAAAGAAGTTTTGTATTTCTTGTTCTGTTTTCTTTCTTGACATTCTTTCAAAGAAGTATCTGTCCTTTCTTTTATTAAAGGACGCAGCTGATGCTCTGGAACGACCACGATACTTGAAGTAATCATACTTCTCCTTTGTAAAGTGGTTTTTAAATGCCAGATAAGTTTTGTATACTTCAATCGGGGTCAACTTCTTCCACACTATCTAATTCTGTTATTGCATCGACAGGAACTTCTGCTTCTCCTATACGATACCAATGTTGATCTATACCAATACTATCAGGTCTTACTCCTAAGTATTCGAGATCAGACCAATTATGCTCACGCAACATCGCTTGTAGACGATGATGCATTAATTCAGAAGTTGAAGGCATTATTATAATAAGGATTTGGAATCTCAGGATTCACTAATCTACTTTCAGAATAGAAGACACCATCTTTGATGCCAGATTCATGTTGTGGAACTGTGATTCGATGTTCAATAAACGTTGCCTGATTTGGTGGCATCGGTGGTAAATAAAGACCTATCATTATAAAGGTAATTTTGCTCTGGATGTTTTCTTCATGAAGTTGAGTTGTTGTGCATCATATTTTAATTTCTCTTTTAAAGGCTTGGAAATTAATTTAGATACAGCATCTACCTCTATCTTATTCTCTTCACAGAAGGTAACGATGGCATCAATATAATTAAAGTTATTCACTTTAGCTATTTTTTCTACCTCTTCTGCAAATCGTGATTGACAAAGGAACTTCTCCTTCATTATATCATCAACTTTAGTTGTCATAGTTTCTTGTTTTGTATTCGACAAATTTTTTAATGTATTTGGTAAGAAGTTTAATATACTCACCTTTGTCTCGTTTTTCATAGACTTTGCATTCTCCATTTTCAGCTACCATTATAGTGATTAATTTTTTAACTGGAATACCAGTCATTTCAAAGTACATACATGCGTATGCTGTCTCTTGAACGTAATAGTTCTCGATCCATTTTTCGGGTTTTATTTTTGCTGAAGTCTTAAAGTCTATTACTGCAAGTTCTCCATCATACTCTGCTATACAATCAACTCGGCCTGCAAGACCTAAGTAATTACTATATAAAGATTTCTCTAAAGCATGTATGTTATCTATACGATCAAGAAGTTTCTTAGATTGTAAGAATAAGAACTTAGTAGACGGAAGAACATTATCTAATTTGTTAATGTCTTCGTTCTTTAAGTAGTGTTCAACTAAATCATGATACTTAGTTCCTCTAAATGTAGATTCCCTAGTTATCTTATTTGCTTTTTCATCACCAACTCTTTTTCTCCATTCATAAAATACTTCACGATTGTAGAAACTTGTAACTGATGTGATAGAAGGATATAACTCCCCAGATGGAACTTTGTAAAAACGAGTTCCCTCAATGCTTGTTGCTTGTAAATCAACTTCACCTTTTAAATAATCTAAGTGTTTAAACATTACATACCCAAAGCAATTTTAGTAAGGAGATAATTTCTGACAAGTCCAGAACGAACTATATCATCGATATCGAATTCAATAGATTCAAAATCATCAGCCATTGATAGAATAATTTTTTTGAAATCTAGGATTCCGTTCCTTTCGTTGGTCTTTACAAGATCAGTTTGTGCAGCATCACCACAGAAAATAATCTTACAGTTTTCACCAACTCTTGTTATTATACTATCTAATTCATGAAAATTCAAGTTTTGCATTTCATCAACCAAAATAATAGCATTATCCATCGTTGTACCACGGATGAATGAAGTAGACCAGAATCCAACAGTCTCTTGAGTTTTCAATGCACCATACAACATTTCAAAGTCTTGATCGGATGGCATTTCAAACATGTACTTAACCATGTTCTTGTATGGAATCTGATATAAGAATGACTTGTCTTCATGATCACCTGGTAGGAAACCAATCTCTCTAGTAGAAACTAAGGAGCGAACAATATATACCTTTTCATATGGAGTTAACTGATCTAGGACATCTCGAAGAGCAAGATATAATGCTACGAAAGTCTTACCTGTACCTGCACATCCATATGCAAATACATTCTTACCTTCCTTATAGGCATCAAAAAATTTCTCCTGATTTTTAGTCAATGGTTGAATGTCAACCATCTTATCAGTGTTAATTGGTTTCTTTCTTTTTAGTTGTTTAGCACTCATGCTACCAATTCCCGAAGAGTTTCCGTTTCCGTTTCTTTTTTTAGCTGGCATTAGAATGAATAATCTCTGTTTTTACGAACATTTGCACCTGGTTGTTTTGATGCTCTGTCTAATACTTCGTTCCAACCAGATGATGCTGCTTCTCCTGTCCATCTGAACATTTCTTGTGATGCTGCAACACCTGCTTGCCAGTCTTTATCCCATTCTGGATTGTCTTTTCTCCACTCATCATACTCTTTCATAGTCATGAAGAGTTCTTTCTTCTCCTTCGTCTCTTTATGTATTACTGGATATGTAGGCATAAGTATTTTTACTTGTGTAGGATTATTTAGACCCATTCAAGGGCTTCGGATACTGCAGGAAATTGTTCGGTAAACACCTTTCGGCATCCTTCCGCAATAACCATGTGTTCCTTCTGTGTTCCATGTGCAGATCTTAGATTAATATAATGAATCCATGAACGACATGAACCAGTCATATAGATCTTAGTGGGTGTGCAAAGTGGTAATACCATTCTAGCACACTCTTTCGCAACACCCTCTTCAATCATTTGATTATAAAGACTCTGAGCAGAACTAAACAGAGTAATCATCTGACGATTCAGTTTATCAACAACCTTCTCATCGAGATCATCTATACTATTCTGACGATTCTTTGTGTCCTGTCTACGCAGTTCTGGTAATTCAATCTCACCCAGTTGATTGCTCTTTGCATATCGTTGGGAAAATTCTTGGAACGTAAAACTACGATGCCTTAGAATTTGTGCTGCGATTGCACGAGTCGTTTCAATCTCAAGTGTCATTGTAGATTGTTCAAACACAGACCAATGGTTGTGCTTAATACAATACTTTAACAATCCAGAATAATTTGGATTATCCTGATTGTCTGGATTTGAGACTCTGGCAATATGTGCCATTGTTTTCTCTGCATCTGGTGTGACACTTACTAAATTAATAGTCATAGTTTAGCCGTCGTCATCTTCGAATACTTCGTCATAGTCCTGTATACCTCTTTTGATTTCTTCATATTTAGAAGGATCTAAGTAACTCTTAGCATCAGCATAGACTTCTGATTTAAGAGACTCAAGAACTTTTTCTAAATCATGAATGATTGCTTTTAGTTTAGTCTTCTCCATAATAGAGTTTAGTTTTATATATTATAGCATAAAAAAGAAGGGGATCAACCCCTTCGTTTTATTTTCCATACAGGAAATGAATTTCAGCATTTATGATTGTGAGAAAGATAGCAGATGCTACCAAAATCTCAATAGTTTCAATCATTTAACACTTGTAAGTTCTTTCTTTTGACTTACACCACGGTAAGTTAGATCGACCTTGTTTGTTTGCTGTTCCTTATTCCTGTTGGTGTCGTATACAACACCTCTGTATGTGACTTTTGCCATTTGGTTTTCTCCTAAAGTAGTTGGAAATTTACACCTTTAACTCTTGCGAGTGATCCGTGTTCCCGTTCCTTCAGTCGTCTTTTGCGTCCTCAAAACATACTGGATCAGTATGTGCAATAATTACTCTAGTCATCTCTAACCTGTTAGGGTCATAGGTTTTAACTAAAGACAGCAACTCATTGGCATCTACACAATTAAGTGGAGCACCGAGTAATACTAATTTCATTAGAATGTTATACATGAGGATGAACGAACCCGTTCCGAGTCGGCTTACTTGCGTCCCCCTTTTGGGGATGAACGTAAAGGTATGTTACCATACCCACATTATATAGTCAAGCAGTTCTGTAATTTACGATACAATTTTATATTATTTTAATGGTCTACCGTGCTTGTCAACTAAACCAAGTTTTTTTATATGTGAAAAATTAGATTTTTCTTTTTTCTTAATTTTTTTATACTCCTTCATGATCTTATTTACTTCTGAAACAGGAACTCTAACCTTTAACTCCTTTTCATCTTCCTTTTTAACAAACCCAAGACCAGCCTTCTCAACCACTTCCTGTTCATCAACATAATCGTTTATTTCATTCTGGATTTCACTCCGAATAACTTGATTAATCTGATTCCTCAATAGATCATCAGAGCTCATTTTCTTTTTGCCTTCTTTTTGGGTGCAGGTGATTGGACTAATCCTTCATATGTTCTTGGACTGACAATACCCTTTGTCCATGCGATTCCTTTTACATTCTTATACTTATCATAATAAGCATCAAACACATCCACTTGAGCAGCTGCTCTTATGATATCATGCTTTAACTCTTTATCTTGTTCGTAACTAACGAGAAAAGAATCGGAGGGTAATTTTTTATCATTTGCTTTATCAAGTGTGCATTTTTCAAACATTAATTTAATTTTGTCATCAGTCATTA